AAATTTTATTTTCTATACCAGCAGATGAAGATATCATTAATAAATATATTGAAACTACTATTGGTATCATTAGCCCAACATCTATCATTACTAATTGAGATAAAAAATGATTAAAGCATTAAGTCATTGGGATTTGGATGGAATTGCAAGCATTATTAATTTATGGAATGCTATTAAAAATAGAAATAATTTTGAATATAAATTAACTAGTTATAATAATTTAGAAAAAAATTTAAATAATTTAACTAAAGAAAAATATCAAGTTTTATGGGTGACTGATTTAAATTTTAGTGAAGAACAAATAAAAAACTTGACAACTAAACCAAAAGATAGTAATATTTTTTATATAGATCATCATGTTTATGATTATGATATTCAAGATATTATTAAAGATTCAAAAAATATTTTTACTAGGATAAATCGTAAATATTGTGGCTCATTAAATACTTTTTTATTCCTTTCTAATTTATCTAAAAATAAGAAATCCTTTTGGAATGATAATAAAGAAAAATTAGTTGAGCTAAACAAACTAGTCAATGTTTATGACTTATGGCAAAAGGAAAATCCTTTATTTTTTGATAAAGCAATACCCTTAAATGACTTATTTTGGGAATACGGATTTGAAAAATTCTTTAAAAAATTTCGTAATGGTTATGATTTAGATGATGAAGATATAGAAACATCTGAGAATAAGAAAAAAGAGCGCATGGAATATTTAAAAGAATCTTACGAAAATTTTAGTGTAAAAAATGAAGATACAAAGAGCTTATTTGTTTTAAATCCTAATAAGAAATTTACAAATGATTTTACTTTGTATTATCCTGATTATGAGTTTTATGTTATTTATAAAGATATTGAAAATGATATGTTTAATTTTTCTATTAGAATTAATAGAGATAATGAATTTACAATATCAAATTTAATAATGGAATTGAAAAATAGAAATATTGAAGTTAGTACAGGCGGGCATGATAAGTCTGGCGGTATGAGTGTTCATAAAAATAATATAGATGAATTTATGGATACAATAAACAATATATTTGGAGAATATATAAATGCTTGATCCTACAACTATAAAAATTGAAGAATTATATCAAGAAACAGGTTCTTATATCGAAGCATTTATTGAATTTACTAATAAATTTCAAATCTACGATTATGAAGATGTATTATCAATAATTAATCCTATTTTACATGAAAAAATTAAACAGGAATTTATTGATAAAAATTTCTTTCCTGATAAGAAAAAGAAAGTTTCAGTATTAGATTTTATGAAAGAAATTGATTAATTATATAAATAGTAATATAATATTTTTTACCCTAGCTTATGCTAGTGGTTATTAAACTCCGAGAGAGTAATTTGAAAGGAAACAAAATTATGAGTAAAAAATATGCTTTTGATTGGGAAGGTTTAAAAGACAAAATCACTAAAGAAGAAAAAGAGAAGAAAAAAGGTTTCGAGAAAGATACACGTTTCTGGAGACATACCGCAGATGATCAAGGTAAAGCCGCAGCAGTTATTCGTTTTATTCCCGATAAAGATGGTAATCCATTTGTAAAATATTATTCACACTCATTCGATTATATGGTCGATGGTGTGAAAAAGTATTGGATTCGTAATTGTATCAATACTTTTGGATATGATAAGGATTGCCCTATTTGTAAAAAGAATATGGAATATTGGAATAGTCCATTTGATCAAGATAAAAAACTTGCTAGTCAACGTAAGCGTAAATTAGTTTTTGTATCTAATATTCTAGTTATCAAAAATCCAGCAAATCCTGATGATGAAGGTAAAGTATTCCTTTATCAATACGGGCAAAAGATTTATGATAAAATGAAACAGCTAATGTTCCCAAATGATGATGATATGTTAGATCCAGATTTTAAATCATTTGTTCCGTTTGATCTAGAAGAAGGAGCTGATTTCTTACTCAAAGTTAAAAAACAAGGTGACTTCCCTAATTATGATGATAGCAAATTTAGCGCTCAGAAATCTCTAGGTGATGAAAAGAAGATTGATAGTATTATGGGTAAAACTTATGAATTAAGTGAATTTATATCACCTGAAAAATTCCCTGAAAATACAGAAACTATCAAAACTTTAGGAACTATTTTAGGTTTAACAACAGTAGCAGATCCTGTTGTGGAATCTGTAAGTAAACCTAAAAAAGAAGAATTAGAAGAATTAGATTTTAATAGTGAGACAGATAGCTACGATTCTGAAAAAGATGTTGATACTAGTGATATTGATGATGATGTAAAGTTTTTTGAAGATTTAACATAGATAAAAAATAAATTTTAAAGAAAAAGGGCTAATATAAATTAGCCCTTTTTTCTTATCATAAATACCATTATAAATATATAAAAAAGGTTGAATAATGAGTATTAATGCAAATGAAATATATTATTTTGATATCAGTAAGATTGCAAGAGATTTTACTGGTTCAAAAGATATTTCTATTCTTTTTAATGATCAAGCTCTTAGAGAATCAATAACAAATATTTTAGCAACTGAACCTGGTGAGCGTGTTATGAATCCAGAATTTGGTTGTAGATTATCTAAATATGTATTTGAGCCTATTGATGATATTACTGCATATAATATTAAAGCAGAAATAAAATTTGCTCTAGAAAAATTCGAACCTAGAATAGATAATTTGTTTATAAATGTTAATCCTTTAGAGGATTTAAATACATTTGATATAGATATAATTTTTAATTTGAAAATTAATAATAATAAACAACAAACAATTTCAATCAGATTAAATAAGATAAGATAAAAAGGTATTAATAATGGCTAATTTTTCCTTAAATCATTTAAAATTTGAAGACGTAAAAGCTCAAATTATTGAATTTTTAAAATCAAATTCAGAATATTATGCAACATTTGATTTTGAAGGTTCTAACTTGAATTTTATGATTGATGCTATGTCTTATGTTAGTATGCAAATGAGTTATCAAGTTGCTAATGTTGCTAATAACATTTTTCTAGATTCAACAGAAATTAGAAAGAATGCGGTATCTATTGCTAAAACAATGGGTTATAGACCGAAAAGAATTATTCCTTCTAGATCTGATATTGAAATTACATATAAAGATACAACAGATACTTTTACATCTTCCTCTTATATTAAAATTCCAGCTGGAACAAGTTTTATTTCTAATAATGGTAATTATTATTTAAATGAATCTGATATTACTTTATCATATAAAGATTCTAATACTTTATTTGGTGGCGGTCCTGTTTATCAAGGTCTTAAAAAACAATATAATCAAATTAGTAATGGTTTACCATTCCAATCTTTAGTTATATCATCAACAAAAGTATCTGAAATGGGATTTAATTTATATATCCAAGATTCTATTTCAAAGCAACCACAATCAGTTCTTTGGACTGAATTAGCTAATACTTTTAGTTTACAAAATAAAAATTCTTATCTATTAGAAGAAGATTTATCAAATGAAGGTTATGTTAAAATTCAATTTGGTGATGGTACAATTTTAAATTACCCTGAACCTGGTAAAATTATCTATATTGAATATCAAGAAGCATTAGGAACAAAAACTAATGGAGAATTCCTAAATACAATTCCTTCAATCCCAGCTTCTGCATACAAAATTAATGGTGTAAATAATTTCTATACTAATAACCTTAATTCTGTTATGACTTTAGTTTCTAATAAATCTTATAATGGTCAAGATTTAGAAACAATTGAAAGTATTAGAAACAATGCACCTATGAATTATGCTAATGTTGGTAGATTAGTAACTGAAAATGATTATAATTCATTCTTAAGTGGTTATAAATTTTTATTAAATGCTAAAGCAATTGGTGGTGATACATTATTCCCTGGTGATCATTCAAAATTAGGGGATATTTACATTACTGGTCTTCCTGCAACTTTTGATGGTTTAAATTTAGCAAGTTTATATTTAACAGAAGTTCAAGAAGCAGAATTAGCACATTATATGAATAAATTTAAAATTATTTCAACAAATATTAATTTCTATAAACCTTCATATATCTATACTGAAGTTTATCCTTCAATTGAAGTAGATAAACATTCAACACCTGAAGTTACAGGATCTGTATCAGGATCTGTATATAATAGTTTACAGACTTATGTAAAAAATAATTATACTAATTTTAATCCACAATTTAGACATAATAAATTTATATCTAATTTAGAATCAATCTCAGAAATTATTTCCTCTGATTTTGATTATAGATATTATTTTATTATTGCAAGAGATACATTCTATACTAATGCTAGTGATATTATAAATTTACCTATAATTATTACTGAATATGATAGCAATTATAACGTATCTAAATCAGAAAGTTTTGTTAGAACTAATGAAGATAATAGAATCTTATTGGGATTTGCTCCTAAAGATTCCATTAACGATCATGATAAAGATAACTTTGTTGCTATGAATTATACTAAAGATATGTCAACAATATATGGTAAAATTAATCATGATACATTAGAAAGATATATGTATAATGTTGATAGTGATGACTTAACAACCTGCGAAATTAGATTAACTGGCGAAAATATCATTTCTAATATCTTTAATTATGAAAATCATTCTAATAATAATATTGTAACAAATCTAGTTTCTGGTGATGGACAATTAGGATTAAAATTATCATTAACTAAATCTGCTACTGATCTAACAACTTATATTAATAATTCAAGTGTAAGTGGATATTATGATGAATATAATGTTGTAACATCAACAGATATAACAGCTGGTACAATTTATAGAACAGATTCATATAATAATGGATATATTGGATTAGTAAGAAGAGCAACAGATATTCCTGTTTCCGGAACAGATCAAGCAACAACAGGTGCATTTATGACATCTGCTGTTAATATTTGGATTGATCCTAGAAATCCAAATGATCTAGGTTGGGGGACAACTCAAGGTGCGGCATTAAGAGAAGGTGAAACAATTATATTTGATGGTGCTCAATGGGTGAAAGGTTCTTATCAAGGAACTATATCAGCCGTTTCTGGAATTAATTTTTATAATTCATTCCCAGCAAAAACATTACAAAATATGGTTTACTTGATTAATGGTTCTGCTTCTGGTACAATTGGTGGTTATGTAGATCAAATAGTTACTGGTGGTGATAAAATTATTTTCCACTATTCAGCAACTGCTGATCCTCAAGGACAATGGACAAAAGTTAGAGATAGATCAACAAATCAAGTTCCAGCATTAGGTTTAGATGCTAGTTATCCTATACCGTCAATCGTTGAACCTTTTGAAATACATATTGTAACTGAAGTTGATATCTCAACAACTTTTGGTGATAGAACTAATACAGCTTTTGAAGATCAAGATATTATCTATTATAATACTAATACAACAAGTGCAGAAAAATATAAATGGATTAAAGCTTGTAATTTTGGAACATGGGAAACAGATATTCCAGATAATCAAAAAATCAGTGCTACAAGTGTTTCAGGATTGCATGGTCTTTCAATGCCAGCATCAGCAGCAGGCACATCATTAGGTGTTTATGCTGTAACTGGTGATCCAGGTAATTTTGGTGGTTCAACTAGAATTATTTGGCCTTTTGATTTACCAGAAGAAGAACAAATTGCTATAGAAGGTGATATTTTAGTATATAAAGGTGAAGTAGAAGGTGTTGATAAATGGGCAATTTATTTACAACAATATTCTAATTTATACGCTTTAGATGGTAATGAAGGTTATAGCTTACCAATATCAGCAACATATGGTGATGAATTTAGTATATCAGTATCAGGTGACTTTGATGGATTATTAGAAACTGCTGTTACAACTGCAGATAAAATAATCTATATTGATAATAATTGGATGGTTGAAACATTAGCTGGAACTATTTCATCGGCTAGTTCTTTAGGTGTTAGTGGATTACCTAAACCTGGTACAATCGGTGATATATTAATGGTGGATCAAGATGGTGGGTTTGAATTTAATACTATTCCAAATATTTTTAGTCCATCAGGTGATCAATTTGTTCAAGGAGATTACTTAATTTTTACAGGTGATTGTTGGACTAAATTAAATGAATATTCATTTAAATATCAAACTTTAAATGAAGATTTAACTTATGGAAAAACAATTCTAAATAATTTAGGATTAAATTCTGTATTTTATTACAAATACAGTTTAGATCTAGGTCAATATCAAGTTTATTTTAAAGATATATATGATGAAGCAGTATTAGGAGTAATTCATTATACAGCTGTTTCTGGAGATTATTCTAAAGTAGGAAAATTAGTAATGAATGAAAATGTTACTGGATCTCTTTGGATAAATAATCTAGTAACTGGTTCTAAAACAGTTGACTTATTTACTAATAATTTAACACCATGCAAAATAGAAATTCTTCCTAAAATTAGACAAGATAAAACACAAGAAAATGATTTTGATACATCATTTGATAATTATTTGATTATTGAAATTAAGAATCCACAGGTATATAAGACAATTCTATGATTATAAATTTAATAGAAGATAAAACAAATCAAATTAAAATATCTTATAAAGATAGAGCTAATGATAATTTATTAAATCAATCATTTTCAGTTAAATCTTTATCTGATATATTATCATGGCAAGTATATAATCAAAAAATTGATGAAGTTACTTTTTGTGTTATTTCAAATAGTTTAAGTCAATTAAAAGATATTAATTTTAAATTACCTAATATCATTACTGAATTTAAAATTGAAACATCTATTGATTATGTTAATTGGTATGAATTACCTTATAAAGATGATAATGGAAATTATATTTTTAAAACAATAGATAATTATGGTAATGTTACATATCTATATGATAGATATGAATTTCAAATGATTCGTTTTACTTTTACCAATTTGAAAAATGTTTTTGATTTTACTAGTCTTAATATATTGAAATTTAATGATCTTGAAATTTTAATAGATGAAAAATTTAATTCTTCTTATACAAGAAAAATTGCATTATCAGCAAAATCATCGATGTTTACAAAATCTAAAATATATGACGATTATCCTTTTTTAGCAGAAATGATCGCTAACTTTTTACAAATGTTAGAGCAAAATAATAGTTTAGGTTTAGTAAACGAATATAAAAATACTTATTTACAAAAAACTATATTTAATATTAATCATAACATTAAATCTTAAGAGAATAATATGACTGTATCTATTTCAGCAGCTCCTGTATCATCCAGAAACCCTAATGATATATTTTATCAATTAGAAAATATTGATAGATTACTTGATCATGATTATATGTTCGAAACAGGATCTTATTTAAATTATATTTTTAATCCTGTTAGATTAAATAATTTATCAGGTAGATTAATTAAATCTACTGCTGCTACTGCTGATTCATCAGAAAATATTCCTGTATCAGCAGATAATAGAGCAATTATAGATGAAAATGGTAATATATCAGGACAATATGGATTTACAGGATTACCGATTTCTTCAGAAAATATTGATGATCAAGGAAATTTTCAATTAAATGTAAATAACTCTGATAATATCAGACATTATTATATTAATCAATATGCTAAAGATTTGAAAGGATTGATTAATGATTTAATTTATAATAATCCTAATATCCTAGAAATTTCTAAATTATACAACTCTCAAGATCCGGTTGGATATATAAATTCATATGAGAACTTTTTGCTTAAATTAGTTAATAAATTATCTGCTTTAAAAGGTAGCTTCTTCCTTATTGATTTATTATTAAAAATTTATGCTAAGTTCTTAGGTCAAGAACTTATATCCTTTATGGAGGATACTAATAATAAATTTGTTTATAGAGTTACATCAACTTTAGATGCTAGTATTTGGAAAGGTACAATTAAACCTTTTGTCCATCCTTTAGGTTGGTTAGATAACTATAATTTGGTTGATAGCCAATTAACAGATCTAATTTTTCAACCAACAGATAATAATCAAAAAATATTAGCAAATTATAAATTAAAAACAATTTCATATTTAGATGCCGAGCGTTATTTTATTAATAGAAGTCCTAATGTTATTAATACTGCTTCTACTGCAGCACCTTTTTATAATTATAATGGTATAGAAGCAGATTATATATTACCTGTAGAACCAAACCTTTATATGCCTCCTACATCAAGTGATTATTTCGGTAATCTTAGATATATAAATCATTTAGATGGTAATACATATTCAGAATCAAAATATTACAAAAGCAATAAAAGAAATTATGATAAATTTGGACCTAAAGCAGTACCATTTGATGATATTAATAATTTAAGATATAAGAAATTTAATTTAAAACCTGGTATAGGTGTTGCAGTCAATACATCAAGTTCAACTGATTATGATCTAATAAATTGTAGAGAATTTACCGATCCTAGAAGATTATCTTTTTCTATTAATATTGATTTAAAAAATAATACAGGATCTTTAAATCTAGTTTATACAAAACCAGGTTTTGCTACAGAATATCAATGGGATATTCATTATTACAATAAATTGATAAAATCTGTATCAACATCTTTTAATAAATATAGTTTAGACCTAAAAGAAATTTCTGATCTTTTAGGAAAAAATGTTCATTGGATATATGATCCAACAACTAATTCATACATTCAATCAAATTTAAATTCATATAATTCAGTAGATAATTTTAATTCATATGATTTCTTAAAAAATATCAGAGTTAATTTAACTATAAAATATAATAAATATAAAAAGCAGATTTATCAATATGGAATTTGTCCTTTAATATCTAGAAAAGATTTAGATTTAGCTGGACGTTTTAAATTTTGGAATAAAAATTATATTGGAACTAGATTAAAAAATACTATTGCTAATTCTAGTTATATGAATGTTCCAACATCTAATTATAATAATATATCATTAGAAAACTTTATTTCAAGTAATAGAAATAATACAATTTCATATTTATCATATACAGCTTCAGGTAATGAAAGAACTAATTTATTTGAATATGATCAAACTATTATAGATGCAATTATTAATTCTGAAAATATAATTCAATCTAATAATGATAATAATTTTTTATTAACTTTTAGACCTATATTAGAAGAAACAGGTGATACAATATTTGGTCTTATTATAAATTATAGATGGCGTTTAAAATATGCAAATATATCATTAGATCAAACACCAAAAAATTTATATGAAATGTATTCTAAATTAAATCATATACAATTAACTTTACCTAAAGTATTAGATCAAAATAATAACTTAACAGTTCCTGTTAATAATTATTTTCTTGAACTTTTTGTAACACTAAATAATAACATAGAATATCAAGTTAATACAACTAATTTCGAATTCGTTGATAGCACAATCGAAGGATAAAAGGATAAAAAATGCCAAGTTATACATTTTTAAGTGGATCTACTGTAGATAATGTTACTAAAACTACCTTAGATATGCTAGCTTCAGGTGAATCTTATGTAGGATTTGCTAGAGGTACTGGCGATTACCAATGGGGAACATTAGCATTAATTAATGTTGAAGCTCAAATTTATAATGGTTCAAATTATATAACAACAAATAATGCTTCACAAATATTAGCAACAGCTAGTAGTTCTGCGGTATCTGGAATCTTTAATGATCTTAAACCTATAATTAATAGCAATCCTGTTACAGGAAATAATGCTTATATTATTGGATCTGATTTAGATAATGCTATTGAAATTAAACTTATTGAAGCTAATGAATCTTGGTTATTAATTGAAGGTTTACCAAATGATTATTATATAACTTTGAATAAAGCAATTAGTGGTGATGGTTTATATATTGTTAGATCATTAAATGGCGGTAGTTTAGATCCAGCGCAATATGTTACTCCTAGATTTAAAATTCAAAAGAAATTAAACGATTATATTCCAACATATACAATTGATTGTAATTTATATGGTGTAGATGAAGATAATAATGAAACTCTTATTGCTGAAAATCTTCAAAGATCGATAACAATTTTAGGTGAAACACAAGTTACAGGTTTAATAGATATCAGTAACGCAGGTTCTGCAGAACCTGTTTATAATTTAACACAAAAAGATTATTTACAGACACATTCTTTTAAACTTGTTGATTTATCTGGTAATCCTTTAATTGAAAATTTAATTTGGGTTTCAAGCGATTCTGCTAATACTTATTCAGTTGTTAATTCATCTAGCAATTCTGAAATGTTTTTAACTTTTGCAGTTAGTTCAGCAGCAGGATATACTCAACATATTAAAATATCTGTAGGTGCTAATCAAGTAAATTCATTTGCTATTTGGAATGAATATTTACCATATGATACAAATATTTTAAATTCAGATTCTAATCCTCCTGGTTTAGAAATTAGTTATTTGAGAACACCATTAATTGAAAGATCAATTTTTGATGTTAATGGTTTATATAATATTCCTAGTTCTGCTGTTAAATTTGTTAAAGAATTATATACAACTGCTGAATATGCACTTTATAATAATATGACAAATTATGGTATTTCAGGAACAAGCATTACATTATCCGGAGCTCCTAGCAATCATTATGGTTCATTAAGTGTAAGTGCAGGAAATGGTGAAAATGAATTAGTATTTGATGGCCATAACTTTGTTGTTGGTGATTTAATTACTATTCCAATAGATCCAATTTATAATATCAATGGTTTAACAGAAACATATAAAGTTATAGGTGTTGATTATGGAACAAATACAATCACCGTTTCCGGAGATTTAAATTTATCAACATATTTACCAATTGGATATACTTTAGAATCTTCAGCAAGTCCTATTAATGCTGTATTACATTATGCTTATACAAATGATATTAAAACAGCTTTAAGACATGGATTAACAAATGTCATGATTGATTTATCAGTTCCAATTTCAGGAACAAATATTTATGATGGACTTTATAGACAACTCTTTATTTGTTATAATCCTAAAGATAGTTCAGGTGTTGTTTGTGATGAATCTAGTTATAATCAACCAATTTATAACTCCACTACTCATACAACAGAAATTGGAACTTTATTATATGTAGCAAATAAAGTACCAGTATATAGAAAATATATTAATATGGCTACAGAAAACTTTACTCTAATTTTATAATAGGAATAAAATATGGAAGCAACCAAAAATAGTAGATATCAAGTTAGTTCTAATAGCAGTCCATATTCATTAGCTCAACATTATAATGATTTTGTTCAAGATGTAGCTAGAACTATTCCTTATAATTTATTGGTTAATGGACAATTTACAAATTTAATTGATTCTAATCTAATGGGTTGGAGTGTATCAGGATCTGCAACAATAGGTGGATATTCTGAAGATCTACAAAGAGCTGTTACATTAACAGCAGGTAGTTCTATATATCAAAATATATATAATGCATACCCAACAAATGTAATTCAGATTCTACCTAATAAAAATTATACTATCATTCTTTATTCAAATGCACCTGTTAGTGGTTTTGAATTAGAAACTGTTGCTTCTAGCGCTAATCAAATTTTTAATATTAATGATCATACACAAACAATTACTTTGACTGATCCTATTTCAGTTCCTGCAAGTGGTGAAACTTATGTAAAAAATATTTTACAATTTAGCACAGCATGCACTGCAACATTAACTGGCCCTATAAGATTACATATTAAAAATACTTCTTTAACAGAACAAACAATTTTATTAGGTTATTGTGCATTATATGAAGGATTAGTTGAATATTCTTACTTATCAGATCGATATTTAATTGATATTACTTTAGAAAGAGGCACAGTTAATAAACCTTCATTAAATTTTATTGGTGATTTATCAACAGGTATTTATTCTCCTGGAATTAATTCATTAGGTATAACTGTTAATGGTAATTTATTAGCAACTGCAACAAGTGCAGGTAACTTCTTATTAAATATTGATCCTAGTTTGGATACAGAAATTGATACTTTACAAGTTTCAGGTACTAGTTTATTCTATGGAAATATAAAAACAACAGAAGATATTGTAGCACTTGGTGATGGTTTTTTTACAGGAGCTGTTACAGGAAATTATGCTAATTTTTCAAATAATATTTCCGGATTGAATTTATTAGTTACAAATTCAGTTACAGGAAGCACAGCTAATTTTGGAACATCTGTTACTTCCCCTAATTTTCATGGTAACGCTGATACAGCAACATATTCAACATACGCTGGATCTGCGACTAATGCCCATTTTTCAAGTTTATCTGCTTCTGGAACATTTGCTTTAAATGCAACTAATGCAAATTATTCAACTTATTCAGGATCAGCAACTAATGCTTTAACAGCAACTAATGCTATTAATGCTTCAAATGCTGTTAATGCAACTAATGCTACTAATGCTGTTAATGCAACAAATGCAACAAATGCTACTAATGCAATTCATGCTAACAGTTCTGATACATCAACATATTCAACAAATTCAGGATCTTCAATATATGCAACATTATCCGCAACTGCTGATTTTGCTAAAGTTGCCGCTAATGCAATTCATGCATCAGAAGCTAATCACTCTCAAACTTCTGATACTGCAACAAATAGTTTATTATTAGGAAATCATGCTGCTAACGAATATGCTTTATTAACTCAATATGCAAATTCATTAACTAAAAATGGGTATCAAAAGTTACCAGGTGGTTTAATAATTCAATGGGGTGAAACAAGAGATCCTCATCCTTCAGGAATTTTTACAGTGACTTTACCAATTCCTTTTCCAAATGCAATTTTTATGGTTATGGGTACATCAGACTGGACATATAATTATACCGCTGATTCAGTTTCAAACTCAGCATCAAGAAATGGTACTTCTTTATCAACAATATTAGTTACTGTTGATTATGATAGACCAACATCATGGATTGTTTTTGGTTATTAATTAAAGAAAGAGAATTAATGAAATTAGGAATAGATTTAAGTTTAAGATCAGCAGGTCTTTGCTTTAATAACGAATTTAAATTAATACAAATAACAAAATTAAATGATGAGGAACTACTTATTGAAATATCAAATCAAATTTGTAGTTTCATCAATAAATGTAAACCTAATGAAATTAATATAGAAGGTTTAAGTTTTAATTCAATATCTGGTTCAAAAGATATTATAGCAGGAAATTTTTGGTATTTAAGATGTAGAATTCATTGTGAATTTCCTGATATACCTATTAATATTATACCAGTTACTCAATGGCGAAATCCTCTTTTTACTAAAGAAGAGCGTAAACAATTAAAAGAAAATGTTAAAATTTTAAAAGAAAATAAAATTTCGTTAAAAGGATTAATAGGTGAAGAAAGAAAAGAAGCTCAAGTAAAAAATAAAGAACTTGAATTAAATGCTTCTATAAAATATAATACATTTTTAAAATTACCAGATGATATAAAAAATGTTATAAATAATTTAGTACAAGATGATGGAAGATGGGATTTAACAGATGCATATTGGATTTCAAGAATATAGATTAATCACAGAAGGTTTTGGTAAATTATTTGCTCAAGAAATAGCTAGATTATTTTCTACATTTAAATCAAAACCTACTTTTAGTCACGATGGAAAGACAATTTCATTTAATAATTTGACTGAGATGGATAAAGATAGTATTATAGTCGGACTACAAGATCATTTCAAAAAATATAAGAAATTAAAAATAGATCTAGGTAATATTTCTGATTATAGAATGGATGACGATACTTTTATTTCAATTCAATCTCCAAAAAAACATGGTAATAAATATGATCTAAAATTAGTTGTGAATTGATCTTATATTACTAGCCCCCAAACATAGTTTTTATTATAACACCAAAATTATATTTTGTCAATTTATTTTTTATAAGGAGATTCTGTAATGAGTGAGTTTTTTGATAAGTTTTTTGATATGCTAAAAGAAGCAATTGATACTAAAGCAGAAGAAATAAAAGAGTCACATTTTAAAGTTGGTGATAAAGTTATATGTAAAAAAAGTGGAATGTCAGGTGAGATTGTCAAACTTGATAAAGAGCATGGAGATGATGATGAAAAATATTATACTGTTAAAAGACAGGATGGAAAATCAATAAAATATGCTCCCGATCAGTTAGAATTATTAAAAGAAGAAATAGAAGAAGAATCCAAACCCCACCGTGGACGTCCTAAGAAAAAAGTTTTAGATTTACAGGCTATAGAAGATGAATTTAAAGCAGCTCAAGATGATGAAAAAAGATTAAATAAACTTATTATGAAATATGGTGATACAGAAGATGATGATGTTTCAAAGTTAATTCGTAAATATATGAAATATAATAAAAAATCCGCTGAAGATTTTATTTCTAGGCCTGGTGCTACTGAAAGAGATACAGATTAAATTATATAACTTATTGAAAACCCCAAGAAATTGGGGTTTTCGTTTTTATATAT